GAATTTTGTATGCCGAGGATAACCCTAGGGACAGAGAACTAACGTTAACTGCTTTACAAGAACACAATCTTCTTCGACCGGGAGGCCCCGGCCAGCCCACAGCCAGACGAGCTGGGCCGGGGCCTCCCCGCTTCCTCTGCGGAGTCCTCCATGGCGCTGCGCTATGCCACGGTCGCAGACCTCCAGGAGCACGTCGGCGGTGCCGAGAAGCTGCTCCTGTGGACGGACGACGACCAGGACGGCGTCGGTGACGACACCATCGCCGAACGGGCCATCGAGAAAGCCGCAGACGAGGTGGACGCCTACCTCTCCGCCCGCTACGCCTGCCCCCTGACGACGGTGCCGGGCACGGTCAAGACGGTCACCCTCGACATCGCCGTCTGGAACCTGACCAAGCGCCGACAGTCGGCGACCGATGCCCAGCGAGACGCCTACGAGGACGCCATCCGGCTGCTGCGGGACATCTCGGCCGGCAGGGCCGCCCTGGGCGTCGAGCCCCCGCCCGCGGCGCCCGAGCACCTTCCGGGCATCTTCGAGTCCGAGGAAAGGGTGTTCACCCGGACGAGCCTCTCCGGGTACCTCTGATGGCCGGGTTCCGGCTGAAGTTCGAGGGGGGCGAGCGGATCGCCGAGGCATTCCGCAAGGCGGCCAACCGGTGCCTCCACGCCAAGGCCCTCTGGAAGGCGGTCGGCCAGATCGCCCTCACCAGCATGGAGAAGAACTTCGACGCCCAGGGGCGGCCGCAGAAATGGGCGCCCCTGGCGCCCGCGACCATCCGGGACCGCCTCAAGGGGCGGGTCATCGTGGGCCGGCGCTCGGCCCGCCGCACCCGTGTCGGCGTCCTGAAGAAGGTCCGCGGCATGCGGATCCTTCAGCGCTCCGGGCACCTCAAGCAGTCCATCGTGGCGCATCCGGACGCCGAGGGCGTGGACGTCGGGTCCATCGGCTCGAACCTCATCTACGCCCGAATCCAGCAGTTGGGGGGCGAGGCTGGGCGCAAGAGCAACCGGGTCACCCTGCCGGCCCGGTCCTACGTGATGCTCCAGGACGAGGACGTCGAGGAGATCCGGGCGACCGTGGTCGACTGGGTCATGGGGCCGCTCAATGGCAGCAGCGTGGACTGACCTCGAAAACGCCGTCATCGCCGCGCTGCAGGCCGCGGCAGGCCCTCCGGCGGGCGCCCTGCGGACCGTGAGGAGCTACGCGGGCGAGGTCGAAGAGGGGCCGGCCGACGCCTGCGGCCAGCTCCCTGCCGCCTTCGTCTTCATCGGCTCCGGGAAGGAGGGGCCGGGTAACGCTTCCCGGACCCAGGTGAAGGAGGAGGTGCGGGTGTCGGTGCTCGTGGCCACCCGCCACCCCGGAGGGGACGCGGCGCTCCGCCAGGGTACCCCGGCGGCCCGGGATGCCGGGATCTACGCCATCTGCGAGGCCGTGCGGGCCACCCTGCATGACCGGCGCTACGCCTCGTACGAGCCCCTGGTTTCACGGGGCATCACGGGGATCCGGCGGGACCGGGAGCTGACCGTGTACGGGGTGGACTTGACCACCTGGCGGAAGGTCTCCGTCGAGGACCTGCGCGGCGTCACCTGGCCGGACTTGAACACCATCCGCCTCGCCTACGACGTGGACGACGACGCTGCCGAGGAGGCGGCCGACCGGGTGGACACCAGCACGTAGGAGGCGCTTGTGGGACTGCTGCGCGTAAGGTATCCCGGGCTCAACCAGGAGCCCTTCGTCGTGCCCGACACCCCCGACAACCTCGCCCGGGTCCGCACCGGCTACTTCATCGAAGTGCCGAGCTCCGGAAAAGGGGCCGGGGGCAAGGGTGCAGCGAAGGACGGGGGCAAGCCGCACAAGGGAAAGGACAACCAATGAGCACCCTGCGCGTGCGGGCCGCCCACGAGAGCCTCCTCGTCCCACGGCCCGGGATGGGCCGGCGCGACGAGATCGGGCAGGAGCCCGTGGTCGTGCCCGACGACCAGTACTACCGTCGGCGCCTCGCGGAGGGCAGCCTCGTTCTCGTCCCCGAGGAGGACCTGAACGCCGATGTCGGAGAGAACGAGTCCGAGCGCCCCCGGCGCCGGAAGGAGGGATAGCCTGCCATGACCATCCCCACTGGCGTGCCCGCCGGCGTGCGCAAACCCGGCTTCTTCGGCAAGTTCAACACCGCCCTCGCCCAGGGTGCGCTGCCCAGCGGAACCAAGAAGGTCCTCCTGGCCGGCATCCGGACGACCGGCAGCGGGTCGGCGGACCCGAACAAGCCCTACCAGATCACCGACAGCAAGATGGGGGAAACGCTGTTCGGCGCCGGCTCGAACATCGACCAAATGATCAAGGCCGCGATGGCCACCTACCCCTACCTCGACCTCTGGGCGGCCGGGGTGGGCGAATCGGCGGGGGTCAAGGCGAGCGAGAGCATCGTCTTCGCCAACAACGTCCAGGCGGCCTCGGCGACCCACCAGATATGGATCGCCGGCCGCTACTACACCATCACCCTGGCCAAGAACGCCACCCCCACCAACGCCGGGGATGCCCTCGTGGCTGCGATCACCGCGGACGTGGACGCGCCCGTCACCGCGGTGAACAACGTCGGGACCGTCACCATCACCGCCAAGCACAAGGGAATCTACGGCAACGACATCAGGCTGCGGGTGCTCACCGGCGACACGGGGGCCGGGTTCCAGACGGTCACCGCCACCCACGACCACCTCTCGAACGGCACCCTCAGCCCCAGCTACGCCACGCTCATCACCGCCATCGCGCCCAACAAGTACGACCTCATCGCCGTGGACGACAACGCCCAGGCGTCCATCGAGGCGTGGGAGACCCACTGCAACAACAACGCCAATGAGATGGAGCAACGGGGACAGCAGGCCGTCTTCGGGGGCATCGAGGTCGACCCCCACTTCACCTTCTCGACCTTCACGACCCTCGCCGGCCTCATCAACGCCGAGCGGGTGCAGATCGTGTTCGCCAGCACCACCGAGGTGATGCCGCTGGAGATCGCCGCGGCGATGGTGGCCCGCCGGGCCTCGGAGGACGACCCGGCCATGCCCCTCAACGGGCTCGTGCTCGGCGCCGTGACCGTGCCCCCCAACGGGGACATGGGCCTCACCCGAACCGAGATCGAGGCGTGCCTGGCGGCGGGGGTGACCCCCCTCGAGGTGGTGGGCACGGAGATGCAGATCGTCCGCTCCATCACGACCTACGTGAAGGACGCGGGAAGCGAGCCGGACACCTCCCTGCTGGACACGACCACCATCACTACCCTCGACTACACCCGGGACGCCTGCCGCGTCCGGGTGAAGGCCCGGTTCCGTAGGGCGAAGCTCACGGCCCGGGCGCCGGCCGCCGTGCGGTCCGTGATCCTGGGCGTGCTCAAGGAGCTGGAGGGCCTGGACATCCTCAAGGACATCGACGCCCACGCCGAGGACCTGGCCGTCGAGCCGAACGCCCTCGACGCCACCCGCCTGGACTGCGCCATCCCCACCCCCGTGGTGCCCGGCCTCCACGTGGTCGCCGCCCGGTTCGACCTCTACCTGTAGCCCAGGCCGCCCGGGCCGCCGGCCCATGACCAGCAACGACCGGCCCGGCCGTCGGGCCCGCAAGCGCAGGAGCAAGGCCATGGCCTACATCAACCGCATCTACCTCGAGGTCAACGGCACCGAGGTTCCGGACGTGCAGAGCGTCGACGTCGCTCCCCAGGGCTTCGACGTCAAGCCCGTCAAGACCATGAACAAGAACAACCGGGCCCGGGGTTTCACCGTCGGCCAGCCCCACTGGGAGCTGTCCCTCAAAGTGGCCGTCCCCGCGGTCGGGGAGTTCGACTGGGAGAAGGCCATGATCGACCAGGACGACGTCCTGGTGGTCCTCGACGAGGGCACGGAGACCGGGGGCATCAACCGGACCACCTACACCCCCGCCCGGATCGGCGACGTCGGCACGACCTCCTCCGTGGACGGCGAAACCACCCGGACGGTCAAGATCGTGGCCCTCGACCGCGTAAAGGAGTAGGCGTGGCCCTCACAAATACCGAGATCCTGGCCCAGCTCCGGCGACGCACCCGGCGCATCGAGCCCGTGACCGTGCCGGGGCTGTTCGAGGCGGGACTCGTGGCCCTGACCTACCAGGAGCAGCAGGACGCCACCATCGGTGCCGAGGCCCATTTCCGCAAGCGGGAGGTGGGCATCCATACCCTCCTGCTCGACGACTGGAACGCCGAGGTGGCTGTGCAGCGCCTCGCCCGTGCCCTCGTCCAGCCCGAGCTCAACGGCAAGGGTGAGGTCGTCCGCGTGTTCAAGACGGCGGACGACTGCCGCCAGGCGTTCCAGGCTCACGAGATCGCCGCGCTCCTCGAAGCCTACCAGAGGCACTCCGACCTGACCGTGAGGGCAGAGGCGCTCACCCGGCTCGACGAGGTGGCGGAGGCTCTCCGGCAGCATCACCCCGAGGGCCGGTTGCGCTGGGCCCTGCGGGAGGAAGCTCGCGCCTTCTATGACAAGGCCGCCGTGGATCTCACCGACGAGGAGGTGCAGCACCTCCTCGCCCTGAGGCGGGCCGACTTGCAGGACGAGAAGGACCGGGAGCGGCGCAGGACGGAAGAGGCCGACAGGGCTGCGGGCGTCGAGCACTACGAGGCCCGCAAGGGGTAGCAGCCGGTGGGTGACCAGGACGTCCAACTCAGGGTCAGCGCCTCGGGGATCGCCCAGATAGCCCAGGGCTTCAAGGGCCTGGCGTCCCAGGTAGGGGGTGTCGGGTCGCAGGCCGAGAAGGCAGCGGCCCGCACCAACCGGGCCCTCAAGCTGCTCGACCAGGGCTTGTCCTCCACTGCCGCCCGGGTTACGGGCCTGGCCTCGGGCGTGGGGATCGGGATGCTGGCGCGGTCCATCATGGACCTCGACCACCGTCTCATGAACATCGGCAACACCTACAATATGAGCGGCGCCCAGGTGGAGGGCCTGCGACGTCGCGTGAAGCAACTCGCCACCGACTCGGGGACATCGAGCGAGGAGCTGCTTGCAGTCTGGAAGGCCCTGCGGGACCAGGGAGCTTCGGGCGAGGAGGCCGAGACCGTCATGCGGGCGGTCAACGAGGCCATGCTGCAGCTCGGGGAGGCCGGGGTGGACACGGCGCTCGGCCTCAAGGCCGCGGCCGCCGCCTTCGGCTTCGACATGGCGGACCCGAAGCAGACCATGGACGCCCTCAACACCATCGCCACCGCGGCCCGGGAAGGGGCGGTGACGACGGGGAGCATGGCAGCCGCCCTTGCCCAGGTCGGCACCGGGGCCCGGGACGCCAACGCCACCATGACCCAGACCCTCGCCCTGGCGGAGGCCTTTGCCGGGACGAGCATGCCCGTCACCGAGGCGACGACCCGAATCCGGGCCTTCTTCGCCATGCTCAACGACCCCGCCAACACCGAAGCCCTGGACAAGGTGGGAAAAACGAAGCTCGGACATGGCATCGTCTTCGACTCCGAGGGCATGCGCCGATCGTTCCAGGACACGATGAAGGACGTCCGGTCCCTGCTGGCCGGCACGAAGACCGACAAGGAAGCGCAGGACCTGGTCGCGCAGATGTTCAAGAACGCCCCCCAGGAGGCGACCCAGGTCCTCGGCTACATCCTGAAGAACGAGCAGGGCTGGCAGAGCTACCTCACCATCCTGGAGAAGGTGGGCCGAGCCGATCAGCTTACCGCCCAGAAGCGGGAACGAGCACTGAAGGACGCGGCCATCCAGACCCAGCGTCTCCGCGAGCGCCTCGACGAGCTGGCCCGCACCGGCCTGTCGCCCATCCTGGGCCAGGTCGAGCGGGTCGTGAAGATGCTCGCGGACCATCCTGAACTGCTCGACCTCGGGGTGGGCGTGGGGGGCCGGCTCCTCGCCGGCGCCATCGCCTTCAAGGGCTACAAGGCCGGCAAGGAGATCATCGACCAACTGACCGGGAAGGGCGGGGCAGGCTCCGCCGTCGGGGAGACCATTGCCGGTGTGGCCGGCGTCCAGAAGGTCTTTGTCGTCAACATGCCGGGGGCCGGCTTCCCCGGCGCCAAGGGCGGCGCTGGCGCTCCGGGGGTGCCTGGTCTGCCCACGCCTGGAGGAACCGGCCCAACCAAATGGGCGAAGGCTGGCAAGTGGCTTGGCCGCGCTGCTGTCGTCGGGATGGCCGCCGACCTGGCCCACGAGGGCTACCAGGCGAGCAACGCCGGGCAGCAGGCGGCCTACGAGGGAGCGGTTGCGGACCAGAAGGACGCTGAGACGAAGTCCTACAAGGAGGGCCTCCGGGGGATCAGTCAGGGCCTTCAGGAAGGCAGCATCACCCCCGAGCAGGCACAGGCCGCCCTCGACCAGATCGGCCCCTACGACCCGTCCGTCCACTCCGGGCGAAGCTACCGCCGTCAGGTCGAGGGGATGGCCGGACGGAACGTCCAGGAGGTCGACCTCAGCATGACCCTCACCGTCGAGGACAACCAGGTGGTGGCGGACATCAAGGCCACGGACAAGCAGACGGGCCAGCTCAAGGGCTCGGAGCGCCGGACGGTCCCCCGCACCCTGCCGTAGGAGCCTTCGATGTCCTGGTCCAACAGCCTCCGCGAGGCGTCCTTCCGGGGCCGCACCTTCGAGGTGCGCAGCACCGATGACAGCGGGGGGCGTGCCCTCGTCGTCGCCGAGTACCCGGGCCGGGACGGCGCCCTGACCCAGGACCAGGGCGGCAAGCCCCTGCGCACCCGCTTGACGGCCGTTCTGTGGGGCCCGACCTGCGAGGACGACCTGGCCGCCCTCAAGGCGGTCCTCGACGAGCCCGGCCCCGGCGAGTTGGTCCATCCCGTCCTCGGCGTCATCCAGGTCGCGGTGGAAAGCTGGGGCGTGCGGCAGGGCGTGGACGTCGGCACGGACGCCGCCGAGGTCGACATCTCCTTCATCGAGCATGCCCTCGACACGCCCAGCCTCACCGTCTCCACGGACACGCCGGCGGCCCTGGAGAGCGCGGCCGAGTCCGCGCTCGCCTCGGCCGAGGATGCCATCGAGGAGGCCGACGAGCCGACGGTCACCGCCAAGCTGTCTACCTGGGCCGGCAAGGTCCGAAACCTCCTGGCTACCGTGCGGGACCCCTCCCGGGTCGTGCCGGAGCTCCGGGACGCCCAGCGGGCCCTCCTGGAGGTGCAGTCCCTCAGCCAGGACATGATCGACACCATCCGGGCCCTCCGGAACCCCGCCCGGACCCCGCTCATCCGGCAGGTCAAGGCCACCGCCACGAGCTGCGCCGATCTCTTCCGGGTGGTCATGGCCGAGGCCCCGCCCTACGTCGAGTACCCGGTGCGAGGCCCGACCACGGCCCGCCAGATCGCCCACGAGATCTACGGCGACACGGACCGTGCGGCGGAGATCGTGTCCCTCAATGGGCGTCTGGCCATCGCCCCGATCATGCCGGGGGTGATTCTCACCGTGAAGGCGGCGTAGGCGATGGCTGAGGACCAGGTCAGCCTCGTCGTGGCGGGCATGGAGATCACCCGCTGGCTCCGGTACGAGGTGGAGTCGGACATCACCGTCGAGGCGGACGCCTTCTCCCTGGCGGTGGACGGCTTCGACGCTGCCACCCGGGACCTGGTGACCCCCGGGGCGACCTTCAAGCTCTACCTCGACGGGAACCTCCAGCACACTGGGGTCGTCGACACGGTCTCCCTGGTGGACGGCCGGGGCGGAAGGGCGCTGGAGATCGCCGGGCGGGACCTCGGCGGCCATTTGGTGACGGCCTCGGCTCCCCCGACGTACTTCGGAGGGCGCACCCTCGGCTCTGTGGCGGAGGAGCTCTGCGAGCCGTGGGGCATCAGCGTCGTGGCCAACGACGGCACCGCTCGCCTCCGGGCCGCTGCCAAGCCCAAGGCGAAGCGGAAGGAGGCCAGCCAGGACCAGCAGGCCCAGGACGTCACCCCGCAGCCCGGCGACACTGTCTGGGGGTTCCTCCTGCGTCACTGCCAACGGGCGGGCCTCTGGTTGTGGATGAGCCCCGACGGCCAGCTCGTCATCGGCCGGCCCTGCTACACCCAGGATCCTCTCTACTCCATCGTTCGCTACGATGCCGGCGACGACCTCGCTACCGGCAACAACCGCCTCGACGGAACGCTGCGCCGGGACTGGAGCGGGCGGTTTTCGAGCGTCAAGGGCATCGGGGAAGGGGCGAGCGGCAGCAGCCGGCTGTCCCACACCGAGACGGACGCTGAGGTCACCGCGGCCGGGCTGCACCGGCCCATGCGCTACCAGGACTCGGACGCCCGGAGCGCGGCCCAACTCCAGCAGAGCGTCCGGACGACGCTGGCCCAGCAGCAGTGGGACTCCTGGGAGGTGACCTACGACGTGCCCGGCCACTCCCAGGACGGCGCCTACTGGCAACCCGACACCCTGGTCGCCGTGGCCGACGACGTCCTCGGGATCCTCGATACCCTCTACGTGGCCGGGCGGACGTTCCGGCGTACCCGCGAGGAGGGCTGCAGGACGAGCCTGAGGCTGCGCAAGGCGGGGATCTGGCTGGCATGAACCACATCGCCGCCATTCTGCGTGCTCTCTTCCGGCCTGCCTCCAGGTCCACCCTGGCCAGCGCCACCGGCACGACGACTTCGGTGACCACCGAGGACGCCGAGGAGACCATCCAGGGCGCCGCCCACATGCAGCACTACGGCTTCGCATCCCGGCCCGTCGATGGGGTGGAGGCCATCGTCGTCTTCCGGGGCGGCCAGGCCGCCGGGGCCATGGTGGTGGCCGAGGGGCAGGACGGGGCGCCGTCCCTGGCGGAGGGCGAGGTGGTGGTCTACCACCGTTCCGGCGCCAAGGTTCATCTGATGGCCAACGGGGACATCGTCCTGGAGCCGAAGGCGGGCCAGTCCGTCAAGCTGGGGGAGGCAGCGGTGGCCTCCCTCCTCAAGGGCGACCTGTGGCCGGCCCTGTTCAACACTCACACCCACCCGGCTGTGGGGGGCTCGACGGGCGCTCCGCTTCCGGCCTTCCACATCCAGGCCGCCCACAAGACCACCAAGGCGCTGGGGGAGTAGAACATGGCGCTCGACCTTGCGGGCCTGAAGACGGCCATCCTGGCGGCCGTCCGAGCCAGTTATGAGGTGGCCGGCAACCCGGCCCTGACTGCGGAGCAGCTCGCCAACCTGACGACGCTGTCCGACGCCCTGGGGACCGCCATCGACACGTTCGTCAAGACGGGAACGGTGACCACGGTCGTCCACAAGGACCCCGGCGGGGACAGCGAGCTGCAGACCTCGGCGGGCGTCCCGACCGGCGCCCCGCTCGCCGACAAGACCCTGACCGGGACCATCGCGTAGGGGGCACGGATGGCCTACCCCGACCTCTACATCGACCCGACGACTCGGGACTACGTGGACGACACCACGAAGCTCCGCCAGGCCTCCGGCGCCCAGACGAGGATCTACCTCGCCCTGGCCACCAAGCAGGGGTCCGCCTGGTGGGACCCTGACCTCGGGAGCCGTTTGCACGAGCTGGCCCGGTCCAAGGCGACGGCCAACAAGCCCCAACTCGCCCTCGACTACGCGAAGGAGGCCCTCCGCCGGGAGGTGGCCGCGGGTCGGGTCAAGAACGTCACCTACAAGGCCGAGCTGGACGCCACCGACAAGAACCGGGTCAACCTACTTGTGAACGCGACCGACGGCCGCTCGGGCCTTCCCGTGACCGTCCTCTATCCGGTGGTGTGACCCATGTCCTACACGGCCCCCACCTTCGCCGAGATCGTCGCCGCCATCCTGGCGGACATCACGGCCCAGTTTGCCGGCGCCGACGTCGCGGCCGGCTCCGACTGGTACATGCGGGCCAATGTCCTGGCCTCCCTCGCCGAGGGCGAGTACAGCTTCGTCGCCTGGGTCTCCCGCCAGCTCACCCCCTACCTTGCCGAGGACATCTACCTCGACCGATGGGGGACGGTCTTCGACGTCGAGCGCCTGGCCGGAGAGGACGACGAGGACTATCGGGCCCGGATCCTCCTGCGCACCCAGAACACCCCCGGAGGCGGCAATGCTACGGATTATGAGGGCTGGGCCCGGCAGGTCGCCGGCGTCTCGGGCGCTCGGGTCGATGAGAACAAAAACGCCACGGGCGTCGCCACCCTCGGCGCCGTGGCCGTGCGGCCCTACGGGCCGGCCGGAGGGCGAGTCCTGAGCGCGGCCGTCCTCGCTCTTGTGGACGCGGAGCTGCAGGCCGAAAGGCCTCTCACTGCCGAGGTCCACACGGTAGCGATCACGCCAGTGACCCTGAACGTCCAGCTTCAGGTGCTCGCCGAATCGGGATACGAGTTCGACTGGGCTGGCACCAAGACGACGCTGGCTGGGAGCGTCGGGACCACCCTCAAGCTTGACAGCACCGCGGGCCTGTCGGCTGGAGATCGGGTCTATGCGAACATCTCCAAGGTGCCCCCGGATGCGGACGACCTGTTCTACCGGGAGCAGCGGGTCATCGCCTCGGTCGACGACGCCACGACGGTGACCCTCACCCAGGCCTTCAGTCAGGACCCGGGCGCCGGCCTCATCGTGTACCCCGGCGGCCCCCTGGTCGAGTCCATCCTCGCCGCGGTGGAGGCCTACTTCGACGGGCTGTCTCCCGGGGAGACCTGCTATCACAACCGCCTCGAGGGTGCGGCCGCGCTGGAGGGCGTGCTGAACCAGACGCTGCTGGCTCCGGCCGCAGACTTTGCAGCGGGTTGGAGTCAGTTGATCTGCCTGGGAAGCGTCATCATCACCGCCCCATAGGAGGCCCCCGTGACGCACGCCGAGGCCGTGGCCGCCCTGATCCTGCGGGCGCTCAACACCGGGGCCTACAACGTCGGCGCCGGCTCCGTGGTGTCCAAGGACGCCGCGGCCCTGGCGGGCGGCTTCGCCGACGTGCGGACCATGGCCGAGGCCCTGCTCGCTGAGGCCACCCCGGACGCCGCCCAGGACGACGGCCTCCTGCCGTACTGGGAGTTGGCGGTCGGGCTCCAGCCCCGGGGCTCCGAGGCCGCCCGGCAGGTCGCCGTGGTCGGTCGGCTTCGGGACATGGCCCGGCCCACCGTCCAGGAGATGAAGGACGCGGTCGAAGCCATCATCGGCTACGAGCCGGACATCCACGAGGTGGCCACCGCCCCCCTGGCCGGGACCGGCCGGGAACGGCAGGTGTACGTCTTCGCCGTCGAGCTGACCGGGGGGTGGCCCGACGCCTCCACCGTGGCCCGTATCGAGGCCCGGGTGAATGCCATCAAGCAG